CGAAGCGACAGTAGCCTTCGAACAACGCCTTGCAGGCGTCGGACTTCATCTTGTCGAAGGTGTCAGCGTCCTGCTTCAGGTAGGCGCGGTACTCCATCCAGTGGAGCAGCGCCAGGTGGTGCTCTTCGTCGACGTCGGTCAGCTCGTCGGCGTCGTTGACCAAGGTGTTGAGCGGAAGGCGACGGATGATCAAGTCGACGGTGTCGTCGGCAGCTGGCACGTTGATCCAGCGGATCTTGTTACGCTCCATGCCGATGACGCCGCTATGGACGTCGCCTGTGCGGCTGTCGAGAGACAACGAGTACGGTCGCCCGTAGTCTGTACCGACCGTCTTGCCGAGGTCGGTGTAGTTGATCAGCTGAATGACGCCGTTGTCGCTACGCTTCTGCGCTGACAGGATGCGGAGAATCGAAGGATCGAGCGCTCCGATCGGGTCGCCGGCAACGATCTCGACCTCTGTAGCCGCTGATGTGAAATCCTGGATGCCACCTGTGAGGCGGACGAACATACGATAGGCGTCGTTCAGGTAGCGCCAGACTTCGTTCCGGCTCCACAAATAAGGGACGGCGACATCAACGACGTCCTCGCGGAATGCGCCGATGACCTCGCCCGCGTTCACGCGCCGCTCTGCCGGTAAGCTGTCCAGAACTCATCGACCTCGCCGCGGTCCAGCTCGGCAAGTCCGGTGCGCCGCTTCATGACGACGAGTGACGGCGTGCCCTGGGCTGTGAAGTCCTTGGCGTCGTTGCGCTGCAGGATGTCCTTGAACGCCTTGTAGATCGTGTCCATGCGCGCCGACTCTTCGAGGACTGGTACGACATCTGGTACGTCGTCGGTCAGAACCGCTGCACCGTCGAGGCACTCACCGCCGCTGGCGATGATTTCCTCCTCAACGATGACCGGTGCTTTGAACGGCACGCCCTTCTTAACTTCGAACGACATCCCTGCGGTCGTTCGAAGTGTGAAGGTTCGGCTGAATACGTAAGTAGGCATATGAGGTAGCTCCCTGGTGCTAAAAAGGAGGGCGGCGCGAACCGCCCTCAAGACCCTGCTGGTTAAGCGACGGTGGTTTCGGTACGACGACCCGGTACGACGTACTGCACACGTACCGTAGCGGCACCTGTCGTACACACGTCGGCGTTGGTGATGGTGATGCGGATCGGCTCACCAGCTCCGACGTAACCGGTCGGTGTCAGCGCAGTGCGGGCAGCGGCCTTGCGGTCGGCGGTGCTGAGGTACCGGTTGGTAGAAGCCGAGTCGCCGATGATCACAGCATACGACGCGGTGTCGAAGGCAGTAGTGACCGTGAGCTCGCCACTGATGATGACTGCACCAGGCGGCAGGCCGATGATGTCGAACGCGGTGGCGATGATGTTCGTCTTGCCAAAGTCGACCCTGGTAGTGCCGGCGATTGGTGTACCGCCAGAGACCGGCACCATCTGATCGTCGAAGTTGAAAGTGAACTCGGCGTTGAGAACAGTCTGAGCGCCGCGAGCTGCAATGAGGTTGGCCATGGTATGGGTTCCTTATTCTTGGCTGACGTAGGCCGAGATCACACCGTGATCCTGGAGTGCGCCACCCGTGTATTGCGTGGTGAACTGTGGCTTTACGAAGCCCAGGATCTTGCCGATGGAGATACCCGGCTGATTCCCGTAGTCGAACTCCTCTTCCTTCCATTCCGGATCGCCGAGGTCGGCCATGCCGAGCGCCTGCGCACCGCAGAAGAGAATCTGACAACCCTCGATGTCACTACCGGCACCCCACTGGCTCGTACCCGAGACGCCCAGCCTGTTGTTCGGGACGTGGCGGAATTCGTGCAGGCGGATGTTGTCGATCTTGACCGTGGCACCGGTGAAGAGCTCGTTGTCGGCACCGCGGGTCTGCGCATGACGCAGGTTGTCGCGGTACGTCGAGTCAGCCTTCAGGCGGGAGAAAGCCAGCGGCGTCAGGAAGGCGTCGTAGGTCTCTTCGCCATTGACGTCGATGCCTCGCATGTACGTCTCTTTGGCATGCGCCTTGAGCTGAACGAACAGTTCCCAGGCCGGCGTGTCGGTCGTGGTGACCGCGCTGGTCGCGCCGCCGACGATGAACTTCTTGGCGGTGTTGTCCCAACGGCCCGAGCGCTGACTGGTCGGAGCAAGCGGCAGGTTGAAGTCGAGGTTCTTGAGGTCCGAGCCGACGCGCAGTGTGCCGATCGCGGAGTTCTTGTATTTGTAGTCGATGCCGGCCAGCGTAAGGAACGCCATCTGGTCGATACGGTCGGCGATCCAGTACGAGAGCTTGTCCCGGACCTGCTCGCGGAAATTGACGACGGAGCGCTGCTCGGCCATCTTGCCTTCGTGCCGCGACGCGTTGCGGATCATGTCGAGCTTGATCTCGACGTCTTGCGACTTGAGAGCCTCTTCGTTGCCTTCCAGCGTGCGGTCACCGACGACGCCGTCACCTTCGAGATCGGTCAGCAGCGTCAGGATGGCGCGCGCACCTTTCTTGGTCTTGGTCAGCTCGGTGATGTTCTGAATCATCGCGTTCGGGCCTTTGCCGGTGAAACGCGTGACGAAGGAACGGTTGCGGGCGAGTTCCCAAAATTCGCGGGACCAGGCGGTCAGCTCGTTTGCGGTGAGCAGACCAAAGTTTGTAACAGCCATGTTTGGTATTCCTGTCAGAAATGAGTATCGGATGAGTTCTGACGCACTCTCGTGGCGTCTCGCGGCTGCCGTTGTCGCGGGCAACTTGCGAAGTCATCGATCTCTGACGGGAACGAACCGGCTGCCTGAGCTGGCAGCTAAGCTACTGAGATATCGTCCTCAGTCCCACGACGGGGTGCTCCGAAGGAGGTGCTCCGCTCAACGATCCGAAGGGGAGGACAGATCGTTGAGCTCGGCAGGCACTGGGGAGCGTGCGGACATAGTCTGACAGAGTTTGTCAGATTACACAAGCATACACTGTATGCTCAGCACTTACCGGGTGTCGGTGGTTTCACTGGCTTCTTTTTCATCATCGTTGCTCACCTCCTTTCGTACGTTGATGCTGCTCACGCGTTGCTGTGCAGGTTGTCGCCGCGCATACGGGCGCGAGTGGCAGCGGGCAGCGCTGCATACTCTTCGCGGCTGAGCTTGTTGATGTCCGGGATCTTCGACACCAGCCCTGCCTTGTCGCTGTCGAGGCCGACGTCGCGCATGCTGCCTGGCTGCGCAGCTTGTGCTGCGAGGTTCTTCTTGACGGCGGCTGCCTTGCGCTCGCCCTGGAGCTTGGCCAGGCCCTGCGGCTCTTCAGCCTGCACTGCGGCCTTCGGGCCGAAGCGCTCGAGGATCTCTGTCGCTGCTTTCTGCAGTGCGCGAGAGGGTGAGAGCTGCTCGGTCTTCATCAAGCGACTCTGCTCGGCCAGGACGAAGTTGACCAGCGGCTCGTTGTAGTCCTCGCTGTTCGGGTTGAGCACCGAGTTGTCAGCTTCCAGCTTGGCGATGGCCAGCTCGATGCGGTCGCTCTCAAGCGTCTGGGCGGTGGCCGTCCGCGACTCGTCGCGCGCCTCGATGCGGACGATGGCCCGCTCGGCGTGGCGAATCTGCCGGAAGAGCTCGGCAGCCTTCTCGCTGTTGCCGTCGAGCAGCGCGGCACCGTACTGCGCCTCGAGGTCAACGACCCGGGCCTCGATCTTCTCGATCTCCTGAGTCTGCTGCGTAGCAACGCGCTCGGCGAGCTGAGCCTCGAGAGTAGCTGCGCGGGCCTCTGCCGCCTCGCGCGCCGCCCGCTCCTTGTTGACCGCCTGGTCGAAGCGCTCCTTCGGGATACCCTTTCCGGTGAACTTGCCCTTCTCGTCACGCGGCTGTGCCTCGGGCTCCTCGGTGACTTCCGGCTCTTCTTCCTCGATAGGGTCGTCGAGGACTACCTCGGCCTCGACTTCCGGTGCGGGTGCGTCCTCCTTGAGGAAGTCGCCGCGGGCTTCAGGCCCGGTGGATGGGATCTCGGTTTCTGTGGTCATGCCTGTGCTCCTTTGCTGACCTTCGCTGCGTCGTCAAAGAGTCGATCCTTGAGCGCGTAGCCCATGAGTGGCCAGAGTTTGCTGATCGCATTCTCTCTAGCGATCTTCCGACCAAGCTCAGCGTCGAAGTTTTCCATGCTGACGCAGGCAGATTCACCGGTGACGGTAAACCCGTTGCGGAGAACGAGCACGCAGAACGTTAGCGTACCC